TTCCGTTGGCCTCCTCTGGGAGTTCTGACAAAAACTCCTCGGCATCTTCATAATTTTGATCATCATCTTGATGACGATCAAAAGTTTTTAACTTATTTAATTCTCCGTCTGTGTATTCTACTTGATAGTACATTTTATTTTCTCCTTTCTTGTTTATTTTATCGTTAAAACTGATTTATTATAAAGCAACAACTATGCCATTCTTGATTACTTATTTCATAATTACTTAAGTTATTAATATTAATGAGTTTACGAAATGATTTAATTAAATAAAAATATAAATACTTCAAAAATGAACTGTAAAACAATATTTGACACTTCAATTATGAAACCACTAATGAAATACATGCATTATAACGTTACTTTACATTTTAGGGACGATCTTAAGTTAATCGTAAATAATACAAGCTATAGTATATTCCACCAATAAAAAACAGTGATTATATATAACACATGTTTGCTACATGTCAAAAAAATAGTCGTAAGTAGCTGATATATAATAATTTATTTTTTTATGGCAATATAACACGTTTTTGTACTAAAAAAAATTACCTAAAAATAACCTTGATATCATTGACTTTTAGCTCAAGTGGGATTGACTTTTTGGTGAAAAAACTGTAGATAATATCACAGCATTTCGGCAGTTATCACGGTCATTTCGGCAAGTCATTTTCAGTATTACATAGTATTACATAGTATTATTTAGTATTACATAGTATTATTTAGTATTACATAGTATTGCTAGTATTAATAAGGTATTAATTCAGTATTAATAAGGTATTAATAAGGTATTAATAAGGTAATCAATTAGTTCAATTTAGTATGTGTGATTTAATCTCAGTTGCCTCATAGTTAGCTCAATTGAGTGCGGTTAAAAATGATGGCTAGGGGAATAATAGAGTAGTGCAATAATGGAAAAAGCATTGTTTGATATTACCAATATCATATTCATATTGCATACACACGCGAGACAATCACAGCTAACAACCTCACAAAACACACAATATCAACAAGTTACGTCCAAAACTAAAACACTATCAAAAACAGCAATAATCAGTATATCAGTACAGATATTCTTCAATTAATGCGATATTTGAGCATGTCTTTTGACGGTATTAGACTAAATGTGACATAATATTAACAGCAGTAACAGCAGTAACAGCAGTAACAGCAGTATAATTCAGTGTATTCATCAATTGTATACATATTGTATACATAATGCATATAGCTTCAATACTTCAATCAATCAAGCATCAAGCACTATTGATCGTAAATGCATATGCCCCTACTGTCATTAGATATGTATTACAAGAGTCATTGATTTGTTGATGCATTGTGACAAGGCATGGCAGTAGAGAGAGGTGATTTAATATATCAAGCAATAGGGGGTGCGATTCTAAAAAGTTTTACCACCCCCCCACCCAGGTTTACGATATGGTTATCCATAATATCAAGCCCCTCCAAACCACAATATCAACCACCAACCTTCACAATATCACTCCATAACCTCCACAAAATATCACAAACTAAATCTGTTAATCACAAAGTGAAACAATTCATCACTACGATTCATTTAAAGGGCATATATTTAGAAAATAATACCATCTGAATACATTTTACTTACTAATATAAATAATGCCTTAAAACAGTGTTTATTGATGAATAAAAAGCATATTGACAAAATTTGTTAGTTAGTTTAAATTGTGTTTATATAGATACCAGGTTACATCCCTCACTTAAATCCCTCCTGGTATACAGAGCATGTGTTTATTCTAACAGTCCAGCATGCTCTGTTCTTTTTTTTACCAAGACCCCACCCACTTTATTATTTTCTTGACAGTTACAAAATATAATATATACAATATTGAGTATTGTTAATGATTTAAAATGAAAAGGAGGATGCATGAAAAATAATTGTGATACATATTTAAATGATATTGCTTTTCATCATAAGGAAGTATTTATAGTGCCAGACAATGGTTGTAAAAAATATGCATATTTAAATGATATTGCTTTTCATTGTAAGGAATGTAAATTAGGGACAATTTTTCAATTATTCAAAACAGATGCTAGTTTTTTACTTTATGTTAAATGTTTTCATTGTGGTGTTCATAATCCAATCAAGATAGAGAATGGAATCCCTACAGAAAAAAATGATTATAAATGCATTGAAAAAGAGTATTTGAAATGCGAAAGTTGTGAAAAAATTTATGATGGTAATTACATTGATAATGTAGAAGATAATAAAATTATATTTCGATGTGAATGCGGTTTTGATAATAATGTTGATTTAAAAGGAAAAGGAGAATGATTCATGGGAAGGCCTGCCGGTAAGAAAGATGAAGAATATTTGAAAGAAGGATATCCGAATGTATTTATTGAGATGTCTGTTGTCAATGGTGATACGATGATTAATAAAAAGGTTCGTATTAAGAATCAGGAATTAATTTTTATTTTTAAGTTATTGTTTCCATTAAAGCCTGATGGTGAGTTAAAGAAGATTGTTTTAGATTTTTTGAAATATGTTCAGAGTAAGTGATATTTATGAGTAAATATGATATTAAAGATTTTATTGGAAAAAAGCGTGTCCCTGAGGAGATTGAAAATAAGTTAAAGAGTGCAGGGTATTGGGATCATTTTAAAGATATGAGAGAAAAATTGAAAGCTGATGGAGCTATCCCTGCTGAGGCTAGAGCAAAAGCTTTGGTGATGTCTTTGAATTTGATTGAAGAGAAAGAAAACGCTGGGAAAAAAGAGACTAAAGAGAAATCAGTTAAAAAAAAAGTGGGATACTCATTAGATGATTTTACTAAAAAGTCTACAACTCCAAGGAAAGTTTTTGATTGGATTTATAATCATTTATGGATTGAAGATATTGACACTCAAGAAGCTCCAAGTTCTGGGGCTTTTTTTCATTTAAGGGAATTGCAGTCTAGCCCATTGATGAAAAGTAAGTTTTTAGAGATTTATACAAATAGGAATTCCCCGACTCGTGCAGCTTTAGAATTGGAAGATGAAATATTGAATGATGATGGTACTGATATTAGTAACTTTCTTGATAAAATTGAAGATAAAATTAAAAATCTTAAATCTGAATATGAGTCTGAAAAAGATATTGAGAAATAATGTCGATAGAATTGTATAGGAATGAAGAACTTTTCAATAAGTTAAAAAACAAATATTCGCCATATAATGATCGCGTTCCAAAAGATTTGGCGACTAATCTTAGATATCGAAGAGCAGTGATTGAAGAAGGTTATGAGTCCAGAAATAATGGAGCGGCACTTTTCAAGATGTGTTCTAAAGATATTTTGTTTTTTTGCAATACGTTTGTTTGGACTTATCATTCAAAAGATATGAATTTTCCAGAATACCCTTTTATTTGTTTCCCGTTTCAAGAAGAAGCTTTGTTAAATGTTCTTCATTGTATTGATGTTGGACAAGATATTTTTACTGATAAATCTCGTGATATGGGGGCTTCGTGGATTTATTTGATTGCTATTACATGGCTATGGCTTTTCAAAGAAATGTCAAGCTGTCTTTTGCTTTCAAGAAAAGAAGAATATGTCGATAAAGCCGGTGATCCTAAATCTTTGTTTTGGAAAATTGATTATATTATTAAAAAATTACCACGTTTTTTAAGACCACGGTTTAATAGAAATAATTTGCATTTGGAAAATATAAATAATGGGGCTACAATTGAAGGTGAGTCTACTAATTCGAATGCTGGACGTGGTGATAGAAAATTGGTTATTTTGATGGATGAATTTGCTGATGTTAAAGATGGGTTTAAATTATTGAGTGCCACTGCTGATGTGACTAATTGTCGTATTTTTAATAGTACTTATTCAGGTTCTGGCAATGCTTTTTATGAAATATCTCGTTGGGATAGTTTAATGAAATTAAGGTTTCATTGGTCTCAACATCCAGAAAAAGGTGAAGGGTTATATAGAGTCAATAAAGATAAAACTATCGATATTATCGATAAAGAATGGCATGAAAAAAATCCTGGATATGAGTTTAAACTGGATCATGGTTATTATGATGGGCTTCATTCACCTTGGTATGATAAAGAATGTACTCGTAGAACTATGATTGAAATTAAAGAACAGTTGGATATCGATCCTCATGGTTCCGGGGCAATGTTTTTTGATGCTAATATGGTCGACGATTTGATCGATAATAAAACTATAGTTCCGTATTTTGTTGGAAATCTTGAATATGATTTGAATGATAAAAATTCAAAACCATGTTTTAAACAAAATTCAAATGGATATTTGAGTTTATGGTTCCCGGTAAGAAATGGTGAATTAATTAAAAGCCATCATAATACTGTAATGGGAATAGATATTTCAGCCGGAACTGGTGCAAGTAATTCTGTTATATGCGTCTATGACATTGTTACCGGAGATAAATTAGTTGAATATGTGAACTCAAAAATTAAACCATGGAAATTGGCAAAATTGGCTATGGCTATTTCAAGGTTTTTATCAATTCAAAAACAATCACATATTATTTGGGAAGCTAATGGCGGTGGAGGAAGAGAATTTACAGACCAAATTATTGAAGATAATTATTCAAATATTTATTATAAAACTGATGATGAATCAATTGGGAAAAAAATATCTGATAAACCAGGATTTTATAGTAATACTGAAAAGAAAAAAGCTTTGCTTGGTTTATACTCCAAATGCTTGCTCAATGAGTATATTAAAAATTATTCTAAAAGAGCTTGTTCAGAGTTAAGAGAGTATATCTTTGATGATAATGGCAATGTAGTTCATTCACGACAATTAAGATCAGAAGACCCATCAGGAGCAAAAGATAATCATGGAGATATCGTTATTGCGGATGCTCTTTGTGCAAAAATTATAAATGAAAGAAAAGAGCTTGACAATATTAAAAATAAATTAGATAATTTAGAAAACATTCCTGAGTTTGTGCCAAGAGGATGTGCAATGCACAGAATTAAGGAAAGAAGAATGAACAAAAAATTGGTTAGAGGAATGTCTTGACAACATATAATAAATATGGGTATGATGAACAGAGGCTTTTCAAAAGTGTTAAGTCGTCTTATTATCAATTAGAGTATTCCAGGAAAAAAAGAAAAGAATTTGTTGCTGAATCTGCTGGGCATCATTATTCAAAAACACTTTCTGATAAAAAAATCCCTGTTAATTTAATGCGATTAGCTCAAAATATATTGACTCGTAAATTAATTTCATCGAATCCAAAATTTCATATATCTACAAATGTTTTAAGTTTAAAATCTTTTGCTTTAGATTTTCAAATTGCTTTGAATCATTTGACGGAAGAAATTAATTTGAAGCATACTTTAAGACGGTTAATTACTTCCGCAATTTACTCTCCATTTTCGATTATTAAAACAGGAATGGGAGAAGGTAAAAAGTTTGAAGTTCATGGGGAGCAGTTCGATATCGGACAACCATTCTCAATGCTTGTTGATTTTGATAATTTTGTTATTGATATGACATCGACAGATTTTGAAAATGTTCAATTTGCTGGTGATATACAACGTGTTGATTATGAATGGGCTATGGATGTTTTTAAAAATACTGATGACATTCAATATAAATCGTTCACTGAAAGAAATGCTGGATTTGAAGATAAAAATAGAGATAAAACTTCAAATATAGGAAGAGATCAAAATTCATATTTTGGTTCAGATGATAATGTTGATGAATTTAAGAAAACAATTGATATTATAGATTTATATTTACCAACTGAACAATTGATTGTGACTTATGCATGGGATTTAACAAAAGAATTTGGAAACCCATTAGAAGTTAAAGAATATTATGGTCCAGAACAAGGTCCATATGATTATCTTTCATTTAATGATGTAGATGGAAATTTGTTAGGTGTAAGTCCGGCGAGCTTATGGTATGAATTACATGACTTGTGTAATGAATTATTCTCGAAATTAAGTAGACAGGCTAAAAGACAAAAAAATATTACAGCTGTTCATCCAATCGCACAAGAAGATATTGAAAGAATTATAAACGCAGATGATGGAGAAGCAGTTAAAATTGCTCAACCAGATAAAGTTAAAGAGATGTCGAGAGGTGGCATTAATCAACCAAGTTATGCTTTTTTCTTAGGGAATAGAGATTTATTTAAAGAAATGGCAGGGAATCTTGATTTATTGGGAGGTCTTGGACCTCAATCTGAAACTTTAGGTCAAGATCAGTTATTAGCTGGTGCAAGTTCTCAACAAATGGCAGAAATGCAAGATCGATTGACTGATGTTGTTCGTTCTGTTGGTAAAAAATTAGCATGGTATTTGTTTCATGATCCATTTATTGAAATGCCATTAGTTAAAAGAATCCCTGGAATAGATTATGATTTTCCATTTGTGTTTTCAGAAGAAACAAGAGAAGGTGATTTTCTTGATTATAATTTTGTGATTAAAGAGTATTCGATGAATGAAATGACACCGAATGAAAAAATGAATAAACCTTTAATGATTTATGAAAGAATTATTTTACCTGCTCAACAAATTATGGGTGAACAGGGAATTAATATCGATTTTCAAGACTTTTTAAAAGAATCAGCAAATTTATTGAATTTGAATGAAATTAATTCATTGGTTAACATGTTGTCAGTTGATGGAGAAATATCTGTTGGCAGAGAAAGACCAATATCATCACCGGCTCCTGCAAAAACATCAAGAGAGTATATTAGAAAAAATGTGTCAGGGGCTACAAATAAAGGAAATAGTACTGAAATGATTCAGAGTTTATTATCAAACCCAAATCAAAGCCCAAAAATTAATACAGGAGGTTGAGGATGCCAACTTATTGTTATTCAAATGAAGATGGTTCTGGAATTATAGATAAAACATTTGTTTCTTTTAAAGAAAAAGATGAGCATGAACTTTTGGAAAAAGATGGGCGAAAATATATCATTGTAGATGGTGAAAAATATTATAGAAATTATGGCGCTGAAAAATCTAATTTAATAACTTTTCCATCGAATTGGCCAATGGAATCAACAGCTTGTGCAGTTTTACCAAACCAAAGAGAAGAAGCTATGGGCGCTGCAAGAAAAAATGGTGTTCCAACTGAATTTACAAAAGGAAAATATAGTTGTAGTCCTATTTTTAGAGATAGAAAACATAGAAAAGAATATTTAAAAACTAGAAATTTTATAGACCATGATGCTGGGTATGGTGACTGAAAGGGGATGATATGCAGGAAGATTTAAAAAATGATTTAAACGAAGATGAAATTAAAGATCAAAACACAGATAATAAACAAACTGATGATCAAAATGATCAAAATGATGCAAATAAACAAATTCATGATGAAGAAATAAAAGAAAAAGATGATGCTGCTTTAAAAGCGATTGAAGAATTTGAAAATAAAGATTCAGATGATGATCAATCAGATGATGACAATAAAGATAATAAAGATGAAGATATTGATCAAAATTCTGATGATGGTGATACAGATAATGATTTAGATGATGATTCTGATGATGATCTCGGTGTTATCACTAAAGAGCAAATAGAATGGGCGGAAGATTTAGGTGTTAAAAAAAGTTATTTAAATCGATTTAAAACGACAGAAGAAATTAATGCATATTTAGCATTAAAAGAAGATCAAATCCTTGATGCTGATATTCCACAGGATAATGATGTTGATTCTGGTGTTTCCGATGCCAAAGATAATAAAAAACCGGATAATAATCAATCAATTGATGATATTGATGAAGAATTAGAATTTATTAAAGAAGATGATAATGAATATGATGAAGATCTTTTAAAAGAAATTAAAAGTATAAAAAAAGTAAATAAACTTTTAAAAGAAAAATTAAATGAATTCGAAAATCGTTCTTCAAAATACGATCAATTATTGAGTGAGCAAGAACGTAATAAAAATGTAATGATTGAAAAATCTCATGCTGAACGTGAGAATCAATTTGAAAAAGAAATTGAAACTCTTGGGGAAGAATTTTCAGAAATACTTGGAAAAGGTAATTATAGGCAAATAAATAAAGATCAATTGGAATTAAGACGTGAAATTTTTGATGAAATGAATGCTATAGAAAAGAAGTATGTTTATAAAACAGGAAAATCACCAGGTATTTCAAAAGTATTTAAAAAAGCTGTTGATTATGTTCTTGCAGATGATATTAGAAAAATTGAACGTAAAAAGTTATTATCAAAAGCTAAAAAACAGAACAAATCTTTGATAAGAAAACCTCAACAAAGTAGATCAAATAGAAATGAAAGCGGTGAAGCAGCCGCTTTAAAAACAATTGAGGAATTCTTCTCAAAGAATAAATAAATAAGGAGTTAATAAAATGCCAAATGGTATAGCCGCAGATCAACTTGATGATTTGATGAGATCAGTTCTTTTAAATTATGGAAAACCTGAAATCAGACAAATTGCACAAAAACTACAAAATTATTTTGTCAGTACATATTTTTTAAATAACAAGGATAATAAACCAACATTTGATGGTGGTGATGGTATTTCAAGACGTTTATTTTTGAAAAGAAGTGAAACTGCTGAATTTAAAGGTTTATTCGCTCAAGATACTCTGAATCTTGAAAATTATTCACAAGAATTGAAAGTCAATTATAAACATATTGACGATGGATGGATTTATGATCTTGGAGAAATGAGGAGAAATAAAGGTAAGGGATTGCTTTATAATCTCATTAAACCTCGTGAAGCAAACTGTATGTTGAATATTGTTGAAAAACTTGAAAGTAAGTTTTTTGGAGATGCTTTATCGACAACAGATACAGTAAACCCTAATGGTTTAAAATATTGGATAGTAAGCAATGCAACAACTGGGTTTAACGGGGGGGCACCAGGGTCTCATACAACAGTTGGTAATATCGATCCAACAGCTTATGAAAACTGGAAAAACTTTACTGCTCAGTATACTAAAATTTCAAAAGAAGATTTAATTGATAAAATGCAGACAGCTGCTTTTTATACAAACTTTAAAGCTCCAATTGAAGTTGATGGAGTCAAAAATCCATCAAGAAACGGTATGGTTATTGTCACAAACTTTGCAACATATAACGCAATGAAATCTATTGCAGAAAATCAAAATGATAAAATTGGAACTGATTTGGATGCTTATGAAGGTAAGTTTAAATTTCAAGGTAATAATATCATTGCCTCTGCTCAAATGACACAAAATTCAGATGCAGATGTTTATATGTTAAACATGGATACATTCGATATGATTTGCCTTGAAGATTCTTATATGGTTCGATCAGGACCTAAAGACCTTGAAGGTGTTCATAATGGTAGAAAAGTATTTATTGACCTTGAAATGAACTGGGTTTGTTATGATAGACGTGCTAATTCAGTAATCAAAGCGGCTGCTTAATAAGGAGAAAAGAATAATGTTTTTTGTAGATGGTTTAATTGAACAAAATATTAAAAGTGTGTTTTACACAGGATCTGACGCAATTTCACAAGGTGAAGGCGTTTGTTACGATCGTGATTATGATGATGGAACTGATGATGCTGATGCAGCTGATGCATGGGCAAAAAGATCAAAATATGTTGCAGCTCCATCAGCAACAAATAACAATGCATTTGCAGGTGTTGTTTTAGGAGACTATCCAGCAAATTCAAGTGGACAGTATATTGATATTGCAGTCCCAGAAGGACCAAAAAGCTCAATATGTTTAGCAAAAGTTGTAGATTCTTCAACTACTATTGGGGAAACAAATTTTGTTTGGTGTCTTGCTGGTTCAAGTACTAATGCTGGACAATGGACAGCTACTCCACAAGGAATGATGGGGCGTGGTTGTGCAAGAGTCATGCAAACATTAAGTGCAGCTGGGCTTTGTCTTGTTGAATTAATGGATGGCAATGAATCAGGACTTGTTGAAAAAATACCAACTGCTACTTTAACAGCTGGTGGAGCAATAACTTGTATGGTTGGAGGAGTTACTTTTTTTGATGGTGCAGCCACTCCTGCTTCTGATTGTACTTTTACTTTAGC